TTTATCATAGCTCCAGCCATTGCTCGAACACCTTGCATAAAATGAATGTAATTAATACTGGCATAAGATTTATTGTTCTTCTTACCTACTTTTAAGTAAATTGGTAAATTGCCTTGTAAGTTCTTGTACAAATCAGGATCGCAACCGACAGGTGCCACTGTGTATCTACATTTATCTAATCGGAGTATGGCAGAGCTGGTTGTTAAGGACGAGCTACCTAGTTGCTTTGCAAGTATCAGAGCACCAAGAGACATACCTTCTGTATGCATCCATCCACAAAAGAAATCTTTGTCTTCACTCCTGGTTATGCCATTAGATTTCATAATCTTTGAGAAACGATCTGTAAATTCTGCATATTTCTCAGGTTCTTGCATCATATCAACATCGGATTCATCGGTGTATACAGACATAACAGCTTCTGATATAAATTGTGCTATGCGCATGTGGCTCGTCATCTGTGGTATTTCTCTGTTCTTTGATTTGGAATCTTTTGGGTGAATCGTGTATATGTTGATGATCTTATCACCCTTGCATATCCTTCTAAATAAGGAATGTATGCCATACGGTCTATTATATTTCTCCAATAACATATTTATGCCATCTGCGACTCTAGGTGATTTGACTATATTATCTTTGACAAAGCTATGATCATCGATATAAGTACAATGATGATCAGTAATGATTTTTGATAGAGAAATATCCAACGGTTCCTGTCTTTTGCCAGCTCTCATGCCTCCAGATGTTATGTATGCAAATGCAGTGAATAATATGGCGTTGAAGTAAGGCACATTTGGCATTCTTTCCATCATATTATCAAAGTCGACTTGACACACACCTGCTGAATACATTTTCTCTAAGTAATCAATTTGATTTTGATACGCTAATACAAGTTGAGGGCGTATGTCACTCTCTAGCTTAATTCCTTTAATGAGTTTGACATAGCAGTCGGTGTTATGATTTAAGCCTCTCAGATGCCACATGTAACACAAACTCAAATCCTTCTCGATGGTTATAAAACGCATAGGCATACCCATTAATGGTGTCAATTTACCACCTATTGATTTAGGATTTTGAACAAATTTACGCAGTATAGTCAATAGATATATATCAGGTAACGATGCAGACTTATCAACTTTCAACGCTGCTTTATCAACCATGGATTTAATATCACCAGATGATGAAACAGCACATAAAGTTAAAAATCTGAAGTCCCCAGCTATAGCTGAAGTTTGCCAACTAGACCATCTCATGGTTACTGACAGTTTCATTATTTGTTGTATAACGTATAATCTCTCTGTTTTACTAGTATATGCTATTATGCTATACACCATGGTATTAATTCTTAATGGTAAGACTTTAGCGAATTGGATGTCATTAGTCGATATCTTAAAAATAGGAGACTTCCATAGATCCCGTTCGACATCCAAGGGGTACCACTTACCACAATTAAAGTCGGGTTTTGTAAATCGATAATATGACACATAATACGTAAGAGAATTTCTACTAGTCGCTTGCCACGTTATACCAGCACCGCTGTACTTAGAAAAGAAGGAACCAGATCTACCCTGAATTTTGCTGAGTAGTTCAGATTCTATGTAAATTGATGTAAATATACTATAATTCAATAGGCTATTAAACAGGTATTCATTAACCTTATCAGCATCCTTGTAGGGACTCTCTGGCATTGTTATCGGTCTACTTAAGAATTCTTTATCATAGCCATCTAGATCAGTCCATGTATGAAAGCTAGTACCGTAATCATATTCCAAGCAATTTACACTAAGTTGAGTAATAAATTCCAAATCGAGTACAGGTCCAGGTAATACTCGAAATGGTGCAGGATAGACTACAATATTATCCTTAACTTTAGAACCTCTCAATAGTGCATGATCTAATTCTATCAGATCCGGCGTAGTATAGCTAGGAGCAGAATCATCAACAGGTAACCTAGAATACCAAGACAGTACTTGTTCGTAAAACATTCTAGGTATATAATCTGGCATAGGCATTATCAATTCGTGTAATTTGTTGAAGTATTGAGTATAAGGTGAATCAACTTGATCATATGATGATCCAATAAGGTAACTGCTATCATAATTGTCCTCTGCATGTGAGCAACGGAGCATATCATCCAATTCATCATTGGTGTTTAACAATAATTGAAGTAGTGCGTATTTATTAATCGTAACGTCAGCTGTCGTTTTCCTAATTTTAAAATTTGTTCCTGTTACTTCAAAGCTCATGGAATCTCTAAATACATCAAACCCGTCAAGAGGTTCGATAATCGAGTATTCGTCAGATACTGCAATACATGCAGCAGAGTGGCACAGAATTGAGTATCCCATGCCAGTAGCTTTTGTTTTTGCATCTTCATTAAGGATCTCAGCCAATCTTAGGACATCACGATACTTAATAATTAAGCTTATTTTATGAATCTTAGTTACCCCGATTACTAATTTAGTAGATCCTGATGAATAAACAAGATCACCATTAAATTCAGTTAAAAGAAAGTCTTGGTCTACACGTATACCATGATCTGCGTACCGTTTAGTCTTAATCTTTTGGGGTCTTGAAATGTTCTTCTCAAAGAAGTGTTTTCTAGCATGCTTAGGTAGTTGATCATCATCTAGATTTCGATAACCAAGCTCATCTAAGATTGAAGCAGCATTTTCAGCTAATTCATCAAAGATCATACCAGAGTCAAATTCCTCCATTTCAAATTGTGTAAAGTCAAAATCTTCATCTATAAATTGAGCTAGCAGATCATCATCACTAAGTTCGTCATTATCATCATCAAGTAGAGAGTTCAGAATAACGTCGTCATGAATTTC